AACGGAGCGGTACTAAAAATTAAAGACATTGATCATAGACTAAAACAACTTGAAACTCATTCAAAAACACTAGATTAATAAAGTTTGTACTAAGTAGTGTTTAAAAAATTAATTATTATCTTGGTATTTGAGTTAATTTATGATAAGATAAGGAGATAATCATGGCAAAAACAAAAGACGCTAGAAGACTACCTAGTGGAAAAATAGAATATAGAGGTGAAACTTATCCTGGATTTAACAAGCCAAAAAGAAATACTTCTAGCTCTAAACATAAACAAGTTGTGTTGGCAAAAAAAGGCGATGAAATAAAAGTAGTTAAGTTTGGCCATAAAGATTATGGACATAACTACTCAGAAGAAGCACGTAAAAATTATTTACAAAGAAGTGCCGGAATTAGAGATAAGTCTGGAAAATTAACTAAAGATGATAAATTTTCTGCTAACTACTGGGCAAGAAAAGAGTTATGGGCAGGTCCTGGAGGATCTAAAAAGTCACCTAAAAAAGGAGGTCCAAGAAAATGAAAAAAGATGGACATTCAGACGTAGCATCTTCTCGTAAAATGTGTAATGTAATTATTGAAGACGCTCAAGAAATTCTATCCGCGCTACCCTTAGAAGCAGAAATGTCTTTACCTACTTGGTGGACTAATAAATTAGCTCTGTGTTCTGCTTATATGAATAGTTCAAGAGACTATTTAATTCATATGGAGTCTGCAAGTTTGCATACAGACGATACTGTCTCTAAAGTACATGACACTTCTGATAATCAAGTACAAGTTGGAGAATATTTAACTAAACACTTTGATATGTGTCCTGCAGCTCAAGAATTATATTCTGAAATAAAAGATAAAACAGATATGATTCATTTAATTGTAGAAGCTGCTATGTTACATGATTTATTTTTCAAAGTAGAAAAACAAATTATTGCTATGGGAGCTGCGGATGATGATGCCGTTAATAAAGCACAGCATTATGCAATGATGATTCTTAATTTAGCAGAAGAAATGAATTTAGTTAAAGAACATTTTTATATTGAACAAATTCATATGACTAAGATTCATGAAATAGCTGCTTCAGATAAAATAATTGAAATAAATATGTAAAAATGTCTACTTCTCATTTAACATTAGAAGCATTTAATAGTGCTTTCTGTACTCTAGCACCTTCACCGATTCACGGTGTAGGTGTTTTTGCTCTAAGAGAGATACCAAAAAATACAGTAATTTTTTCCGCCTTAGAATGGACTACTTTAGATTTTAGTATTCTAAAAAGATTAGATAAAATTGTTCAAGCAGAATATTTAAAAAGATTTAAAAGAACACCAACAGGAGTTTCTATTCCTACTATAGGCTACAATTTTATGGATTTTAGATTTTATTTAAACCACTCTTATTTTCCTAATTTAAACTATGATACTATGAATGATCTAATCATTACTAAAGAAACTATAGTAATCAATACTGAATTAACTATAAATTATAAATCTTACGGGTTTTTTATTGATAACAGTTTTCACTAATGGGTGTTATGATATATTACACCCAGGACATATAGATTTACTTAATTATGCTTCTAGTTTAGGAGATAGATTATTTGTATGTCTAGATACTGATGAAAGAGTTAAACAAAATAAGGGTGCTGATAGACCTATAAATAGTTTAGCAGTGCGCTCTAAAATTGTAAGTGCTTTAAAACCTGTGTCAGCAGTTTTACCTTTTGATTCTGATGAAGAATTATGTTCTATATTCGAAGTTTTTAATGCGGATTTACTAGTTATAGGAGAAGAATATAAGCATAAAAATATTGTAGGTGAAGATTTTGTAAAGAAAGTTATATTTTATGAGAGAGACATTAGATACTCAACAACTGACGTCATTAAAAATATTAATAATAGGCGAGTCTTGTAAAGATGAGTACAGACTAGGTAGTGTTAAAAGAATATCGCCAGAAGCTCCCGTACCTATAATAAACTATTCTTCTAGTTTTAGCGTAGAAGGAATGGCGGCTAATGTTAAAAAGAACGTAGAATCTTTTTGTGGAAACAATTCTATAACTTTATTAACTAATACTGATATTATAATTAAAAGACGTTTTATAGATAATAAATCAAATCAACAATTATTAAGAGAAGATATAAACGATTCGGTAGCTCATTTAACTGAAGAACAATTAGAGATTATAAATAATAATGATTTTGATGCTGTAATTATTTCTGACTACTGTAAAGGTTTAATTTCCCCAGAAGCTGCTAAAATAATTTGTGAAAAATTTAAATATAAAGTATATGTAGACAGTAAAAAAGAAGATTTAAGTTGTTTTCCTTTTTCTATTATAAAAATAAACGAAGAAGAAGATAATCAAAGCTATAATTTACCTATAACAGCTACTAAAATAGTAACTCTAGGTTCTGAAGGATCTTTTTGTGAAGGAGTTCATTCAAAACCTAAGTCTGTACAAGTACACGATGTTACAGGAGCAGGAGACGTATTTTTAGCTGCCTTAGCTATTTTTAACACTTATAAATCTATTCACGATTCTATAGACTTAGCTAATAAATTAGCTTCTTATTCTGTAGAACATTTTGGAACATATGTAATAACTAAAACAGACATAGAAAGAGCATTAAATGAGACTTGAAGGTTTTGTAAAAAAAGGATGGGGACACGAACTTATTTGGGCTACTAACGATAAGTATTGCGGTAAATTAATGAAATTTAATGAGGGTGCAAAGTTTTCTATGCACTTTCATAAAGAGAAAGAAGAAAGTTGGTATGTTTTAGAAGGAGAGTTTATTGTTCACTGGTTAAATACTTTTGATGCTTCTAAGATAAGCAACCATTTAAAACAAGGAGATACTTGGCATAATGAACCTTGTAGTCCTCACCAACTAGAATGTATAAAAGAAGGAACTATATTAGAAGTTAGTACTCCTGATAGCGTAGAAGACAATTATAGAGTGTCTCCTGGAGATTCTCAATGACACAATTAGTTTGACATATACTTACTTATTTAGTAATATAAAGTATAATTATATAGGAAAAACTATGGAATACTTTAATCAAACTAGCCAAGATTGGCGAATTGCTCAGTGTTGTCAATTTCACGATAAAAACAAAGCTAAAGCTTATAACTTTGGAACTACTACTAAAACCTACGCTCTTAAAGAAGGGGGTAAAGAAAGAGTACAACAAAAAGCTATATTTAACTGTATGCAGCTTTTATCTGTATTAAAAAATTATTTTCCTACCCAACCTAAAAACTTAAGAGCTTGGAGAATTTCTTCTGAGCTGTTTCCTTGTTATACTTTAGATTTTACTAAGCCTTGGTATGAAGAAATTTGGGATGATATATGTGCAATCTTACAAGAATGTGGTAACCTAGCTAAAAAGCATGAAGTACGTCTAAGTGTTCACCCAGGGCAATATACAGTATTAGCCTCTAACAAAGCAGAAGTAGTTGAAAATTCTATTAAAGATTTAGAATATCATGCGTTGTACGGAAGTTTAATGAATCTTCCTGCTAAAGATTTTGTAATGAATATTCATTTACAAGGTCTTTATGGAGGAAAACACTCAGACGGTATTAAACGGTTTGCAACTAACTTTCCCTATCTTTCTGACTATGCACAACAGTGTTTAACAGTAGAAAATGAAGATAAACCAAACGGATACGATATTGAACACACTATTGAATTATCTAAAATAATTCCTATTAGATGTTGTCTTGACACACACCACTATGCTTGTCACAGAATGAAAGAAACTGAAAAAGTATTTTTAGGCGATAAGACAGTTAATAGAAAAATAAGAGAAATAGAACATATTACTTATACTCACGAATATTTTATTGAAGCAGTAAAATCTTGGAAAGGAGTTAGGCCTTTGTTTCACGTTTCTCAATCTTTTCCTATTGAAAATCCAGATTATTGGATGAAACCAAATGCGCACTCCGAGGTTTTTTGGGATGAAGAACTTATGGCTAATCATGTTCCTATGCTTCAATACGCAGATTTTGATATTGAAGCAAAACACAAAGAAGTTGCAGTACTTGGTTTTTACAATTTTATTAAAGAAGAAGAGGAGCTAGCAGGGGAGCCTCTAGTTGCATTATAATGATTGACTATAAATTTAATGAAGACTTATATATAGAAGAATTTAGAAACTATGTAGATTCTACTTATGACCAACATTATTCTAATGGGGGTTTTCAATCTACAGAAGTTATTATGAGTAGAGGACACGGAACTGGTTTTTGTATGGGCAGTATAGATAAATATTCTAATAGATGTGGAAAAAAAGGTACTGCAGAAGATGCTAGAAAAGATTTAATGAAAATTCTTCATTATGCCCTACTTCAACTATATATTCACGATAATGATCTTTAAGGATAAATCTATGAATAAGTATATATTTAGAAATATAGAAGAACCTAAAGAAATAGATCGAGAAATAGTTGCTAGAAATTTAGTACGAAATTTAGAAAAGCTAGGAAAATTTCAAATAGAGCAGCTGTCTGGAGAAAGTTGGACTCATTTAAAAATACACGCTCCTGACAACTTAATAACTATGTTTAAACATATAAAAACTAAAAAATATAAACCTATTATAAAAGGTAAATATGTTTATATATACATAGATAGTAATGTAACTCTTTTAGATGTTAGAATGTTTATAGGAGAACTAATTTCTTTTATAAATACTAAAAACAATAAGTTATCTCATAGAATTAGAAGAAAAATAGGTATTTTTCTTTTTAAACTAGCAAAAATAGTGTATAAACCTGCAAAATAAGGAAAAAATCATGCCTAAAAGTGATGAAACAAATAAAGTTATTAAAGCTATTGATCCAGAAGATGTAGCAGAACAAATAGATATTATTGTATCTTTTTTAGGAGCTATAGAAAGTTCCAGAGAAGAAATAAATAAAAGAGTAAAACACCTAAAAGACGAATATGGATTACAATCTACTGCTGTTAGAGCAGCTGCTACAGTACTACATAAACAAAATCAAGAACAGCTTGATGAAAAAGAAATGCAAATTAGAAATATACTAGATATTTGTAAAGGATAATTCATGGCTGATATAGTATTAGTTACTGGAGGTTTTGATCCCTTACACTCTGGACACATAGCATATCTAAAAGCAGCTAAAAAATTAGGAACTAATTTAGTGGTAGGTCTTAATAGCGATAAATGGTTGTCTAGAAAAAAAGGCAAACCATTTATGTCTTGGGAGGAAAGAAAAGAAATATTAGAAAATTTAAGTTTTGTAAGTAGGGTCATTAGTTTTAATGACGATGACGATACTGCTAATAATGCTATACACAAAACCTTAAACATGACCCATGATAATAGTATTATTTTTGCCAACGGAGGAGATCGAAATCAAGGAAATACTCCTGAAGAGAAAATTTATGGTAAAACCCCTTGGGTCAAATTTAAGTGGGGAGTAGGGGGAGATAATAAACTTAATAGCTCTTCCTGGATATTAGATAATTGGAAGACTGATAAAACAATTAGAGACTGGGGCTACTGGAGAGTATTAGATGACAAACAACCTAGAATAGGTCAAAAAATAAAAGAACTTGTTATCAAGCCGGGGTGTAGTTTATCCGACCAAAAACACATACATAGATCAGAACATTGGTATATTTTAGAAGGTTCTGTACAGATAGAATTAGAATATCCCAACGGTCAATGGCAAATTCAAATATTAGAAGAAAATACTAGTTTTGTAATACCTTCTAATACTTGGCATTTAACTACTAATACTGGTAGTTCTGACGCTCACATACTTGAAGTACAATATGGAAATACTTGTATAGAATCAGATATTGAGCGAAGGAAAATAATTAATGAAGAAAATAAATGAAAAAACCTATAATTATTCTGTTTATCCTTCAGAAGTAGAACAACTAATTATAGATCATTTACAAAACTCAAATAAATTAATTTATAGCTGGGGACAAGACGACTCTACCTTCTGGTTAGCACGAAGAGCATATTCTTTATGTTTAGTAGAGTCTAATTTAGCTTCTTTTAATGTGATAAAAGAGTTTATGTCATTTAAAAATATAAATAATATAAAAATAACTTATGATAAAGAAGATTATGTAAATAGTATAAAAAAGTATCCTTCTTGTATTTTTGATGTTTTAACTATAAGTGAAGACCTACATAAAGAAGAATGTTTTAAACTCGCATTGAAAGAGGTCAAGCCCGGAGGTCTTATTATTACTTCTTCTTTAGATTTAGATCTTTTAGAAGAGTTTTCTAATAAAATAGAAACATATTCTTTTTTTTCTGGCAGAGATTATGTGCATGAAGAAACCCTTGTTATTAGAAAAAAGTAATAATGTTACTTTTTATATACGAAGAGCAGGTAGTTGGTTGACCCCTACAGCTTATGACCTATTTAATAATAATAAAAGTTTGATTATTTTTTTAAAAGGAGCCTATATAGATAATGATACTATTTTATCTTATGATTCTAAAGTAAAGAATTATGATTATGATAATGTCTATTGTTGTTGTGTAAATGATTCTTTCGTTATGAATCAATGGGCCTCTGATTTAAATATAAAAAACATAAAAATGCTCCCTGACGGAAATAAAGATTTTTGTAACTATTTAAATCTTTTATCGTGGGACAAAACTTTTAATGCTTATTTACCTCAATATCAAGAAGTAGAAATTTTTAATAATAAAATATCTTATCGAGACTTTAAT